ATGATTAATGTAAAAACATATCTCAGGAAGTACGCTAATGATACCAGTGGAGTCATTTGGGTTTCATTCTATATCAATCGTGAGAAGGTGGCGTTTTCGACTAAAGTCCCCGTAGATTGCAAGAATTGGAATGACAAGAATGCTTGTGTCAAACCTGGTGACAAGAATGCTGCTGATAAAAATCTCATAATCGAAAATATACATTCTCGCATCAATAACGTATTTGTAAAATATCGTCTGAAAGATAAGAAATTGACTCGTGAAGCTTTTTTGAGAGCATACCATCGTCCAAGTGATTATAGTTGCTTTTTCGATTATGTAACCGCACAACAAAAGAAGCTATCTATTCGCACTGAATTAAGTACGTTGAACACGCATATGTCTGCTATCAGAAAGATCCAACAATTCTCCCCAACTCTCACCTTTGATGATATTACGAAAGATTGGTTGGATGATTACTTCATCTACTTGCGTAAGGAGCTTGATAATAATAGCAATACTGCTTATAAGAATATGGGAATCCTCAAGAAATATGTTAGGATGGCCTATAAGGATGGGTATATGGATGAGAACCCATTCGATTCATGGCAAATCAAAAAAACGACTGCAAGTTGTGTTTATCTGACAGAAGATGAACTAACCAGGTTGACCGATTTGTATCGAAGTGGAGAACTGGAATATAACCTTCATAAAACACTTGAGTTCTTCCTATTCCTATGCTTCAGTTCGCTACATGTAGGGGATGCTAAAAAACTGAAATTGGAACAATTCGGCGAGGCATCATTTACTTATTTTCGAATCAAATTGCGTAACAAGAAGCCAGAACCTATTATTGTACCTATTTCTGAAACTCTTCGGGCGCTTATAGTCAACATTGCCGGACCACGAAAGAAAGGTCCGCTATTTGAGTTAACAGAGGCTGATCAGACGATGAATAGGAACCTGAAGGCGATAGCGTCTATTGCAGAGATAGAAAAACCGATTACCCATAAGGTCGGTAGGCATACGTTTGCAACCATCTTCCTTCGTAAGACCAAGGATATCGCCGCACTCCGTGAGATCCTTGGTCACTCAGACATTAGTGAAACACTTATATATGCCCATGTACTGGAGGAAAGCAAACAAGAGGGCGTTCAGTGTTTCAATGCCTTTAAAATATAGGGTAAATCGCTGTGCATTCGTGCGTTATTATGTATTATTTTGTTTTTCAAACTGATAGCTACGCACAAATTAAGCACTGTTTTTGCACGATTTTGTATTGTCCATTAATATGTCTACTTTTGCCCCTATGAAAAAGAATATCGAAATACATTTGGTAGACCTGTCCACCTCCCTTCCGCTCCCGTATGCTGACGAGGGTATCCGGGCTGGATTCCCTTCTCCGGCCCAGGACTACATGGAGCAGGCCATCGACTTGAACAAGGAGCTGATAAAGCATCCATCCAGTACGTTCTACGGTCGTGTAGTCGGAGATTCGATGAAGGACGAAGGCATCGAAGAAGGTGACATCCTGGTCATCGACAAGTCGCTGGAGCTAATTGAGGGTGACTTGGCCGTGTGCTACGTGGACGGCGAGTTCACCGTCAAGAGGGTATCTATCGAGGGCGATACCGTCTGGCTGGTGCCGTCCAACCCGGCCTATCCACGCATCAAGGTGACTGCCGATAACGATTTCCTGGTGTGGGGCATCGTGACCTACACTATCAAGAAAAACCGCAGGAGGAGATAACCATGTTCGGCTTGATGGACTGCAACAATTTCTACGCCTCATGCGAGCGGGTGTTTAATCCTTCGCTGAATGGTCGGCCTGTTGTCGTACTATCGAACAACGATGGCTGTGTTATTGCACGCAGTAATGAGGCGAAGGCTTTGGGCATCCCGATGGGTGCTCCAGCCTATCAGATAAAAGAACTGGTAGAGAAACACAGGATTGCAGTCTTTTCATCGAACTATACCCTCTATGGTGATATGTCTGCACGGGTCATGTCTATCCTTTCGTCACTGGCACCCGATATCGAGGTTTACTCCATTGACGAGGCGTTCGTGAACTTGGATGGCATCACGGACTATCAGAGTCTGGGTAGCACCATTGTCAACAAGGTGTATAAAGGAACCGGTATCCCCGTCAGTCTGGGCATAGCGCCTACCCGAACCTTGGCGAAGATGGCCAACAAATTTGCAAAGAAATACCCAGCCTATAAGCGGGTATGCTGCATCGACTCAGAAGAGAAGCGGGAGAAGGCGCTGCGCTTATTTGAAATAGGCGACGTCTGGGGAATCGGCCGGAGGCAGGCTGCTAAGCTGGAGAAGGAAGGCGTGAAGACCGCCTACGACTTTACCCAGTTGCCAGGCTCATGGGTACGCAAGTACATGACCGTGGTCGGTGAACGTACTTGGAAAGAACTGCGGGGAATACCCTGCATCACGGAGAATATCACGCCCCGTAAGCAGATATGTACCTCTCGCAGCTTCGGCCAGATGATTGACAGCATCGAGCAGATGGATGAAGCGGTATCCACCTTTGCATCTACCTGCGCCAAGAAGCTACGTGAGCAGAAGGGATATGCCGTGTCGCTCATGGTTTTCATCATAACCAACCGCTTCCGGGAGGATCTGCCCCAGTATTGGAAAAGCGTTTCGGTCAATCTGCCGGTGCCCACGGACGACACGCTGGAGATTGTTCACTATGCCCTTGCCGGATTACGCAATATCTTCAGAACTGGATATCAGTACAAAAAGGCCGGCGTAATTGTCACGGAAATCACGTACAACGTCCAGCACAACCTGTTTGACACCGTTGACCGGGACAAACGTGATAGGCTGATGAACGCCATTGACACTATCAATGAGAAACATGGCCACTCGGTCAAGTTAGCTGTCCAAGGTAAAGGTACAGGCTGGAAGCTGAAGCAGGAGCAGCTATCCAAACACTATACGACGGACCTTGGAGAAATCATCGAGATAAATTGTAAAGAATAAAGTGGCGGCCTATTCGGTTGCCTCTACTATTTCTTTCAATCTATACAGCCTGTCTATTGCAGGGTTGTAAAACGGGTCTGGATAATGGGCCTTGATATCGTTGATGTTTGCACTGACGTACATGGCTGTGTCGTAGATGTGTTCAGCCTCACTTAACTTCACTTCCTTTGGTAACTTTGCCGTTTTTGCCCATTCAATGATGGCAGAAACGGCATTTTCAGAATAATCAAATTGTGTAACTTCCATATATCACTCAAGTAATTTTAAACGTATAGCCTCCAACATCCTTAGACTTGTTTCAACGGTTTTCCGCTCGGCGTAGTCCGCCCCTGCATCTTGCAAATTTTGGCGGTTCCCGTCGATGAGTAGGTTCAGAAACCGTACACATTCTAAGGTACTTGGATTATCTGTATTAAGAACAGTCCTCTTGTTCTCAGAATAATAGTCACACGCCTTCTTCATTAATGTCCGAATGGCAGATGGTGTCGGATTATTGCCGGTCACACGCTTAATCTCCATACGCATCTTATAGCCTCGATTCTCATGACCAATGCGTAATGTATCTGTCACGGTGTCCGGTTCATCCGAACTTACGATGTCTATTCGGGCAACAAATCCATTGTCCAGATCCGTGCAAGCAATAAAGTCAGCATCACCCTGGTTATGCCAGCGGGCAGTATCGACTATAAATAGGGGTATCTCACGCTTCGCCATTATTCACCTCCTTTTCCACGATTCGTATATCAGCACCAAGGGCTTCACAAACCTTACCGAGTATGTCTACACTGACATTATAGGCGCCACGCTCAATCTTGCCAACATTGGTATAGTTAATTCCACACATGTCAGCAAGTTGGCGAGTTGTCAGTCCGCGTTTGTTTCTAAGGGCAGCTACCTGCTGCCCGATTATTTCACGATGTGACATAATATTCTAAAATTTGATGTTGTCAATGAGTTCTGGATCGGCAGCAAGGTCAACGACTTTCAACAGTTCATTTGTCATTGAACCAGTTGGATAAATGTGCCCGCTAAAACGATACTTAATGCCGTTATATATGTAGTAACGGCTTTCTGATATATTGCTGTTTTCACGCTTGCATCCTTGCGCAATTAGGAAATTTTCAAAATCTCTTATCTTATCAAAACGACCTTTAATTATGTTGATTTCTTCAAGATAAATAGGAAAAGCTTCCTCAAAAGGTATGTCACCATAGGTCTCAATATACCGTCTTTCTTTTCGACCTCTACCGTTTGTGTTTTGCTGGCAAAACAATCTAAAAAGCTCTTGTGTAGTCATATTATCGTTGCAGAATTTATAGCGTTGCCCCCGCTTTTAAAGGTCTATCTTTTATTTTGATATTGCAAAGATAAGCATTATTTGTTTTGTGTGCAAATATGCACACAGGTTTTTTTATGTTGTGTAACATAATAATCCCCGACCACCTTCCGGCAGCCGGGGATACATTATTAGTTCTTAAGCCATAACCTCCGTTATTGCGCAGCGAAGATAAACAATCTATTTGAAAATCCATTCAATTATCAATAGAATAATGAATAGAATAATCCCGATGATTGCATTTCTTGTGTGATAACGTATAATATTCTTTTCGTAGCTCATGCGGCGAAGATACTATTTTTTTCGAGAATTATACACTATCCATCCGACAATTATCAGAGCGAAACCTATATACACCTTATCCTTGTGCCTATCCCACCAGGATAGCTCGACAATCTGCTCCTTTTTGTTCAACGCCGCATCAAGTTTGTATGCCAGGCTGTCTACTTTGACAGACAGCATCGCGACACTGGTGTATAGCTTTGTGTCGGCCCGGCTGCTTTCTTGCCTGCTGCCCTCTCCCTTGGTTTTGCTAACCGCCGTCGGGTACTGCCGGCCGGTGCTGTCAGGTGCTGATAGGTAGATGGTTTTGTTTTCCAGCTTTAGGTTTGACAACCGCTCGATGCTCTCGCTCCTAAACATGTGGACGTTGGCTTTAAGACTATCCACGCTCTGGATCAGACGCTGCATCTCTTCCTGGATGGCTGCGTCTACTTGGCTGTCGAGGTTCCTCGAACTTGCGCATGAACATATTGCTGGCATCAGCAATATGACGCACAACCATTTTCGCGACCTTGCGAAAAAGGTTCTAAACGTTTTCAGAGGCCGTATCATACACCCAAGTATTCGCATATCCCATCGACATGCAGTTCCACAATCGCTTTCTTCCCTTCCTCTGATAGCAGATAAGCCACATCCTCCTTGTTGTCCTGGAAGAGGTTCTCCGTCAGAACTGCCGGGCACTTTGTGTGCTTCAGAATGTAGAGGTGCCCTTCTTTATCCGGATCACCGTCGGTCTCGTCCTTTCGGATCTTGAATCCGGCTCTTTCGGCTGCATCATACAGGCAGGTGGCCAGCTTGTCGGCCTTCGTCTTTCCAACAGACGTCCACGCCTCCCAGCCACGGGCGCTCATCCAGTCGGAGCCGTTGCCAGCAGCATTGCAGTGGATGGATACCAATATGGCTTCACTGGCCTTGTACTCGTTCACCCGCTTGCATCGCTCGGCCAGCGGTACATCTACTTCTTCACGCACGATTCGCTCGGCATCAAGGCCACGCTTACGAAGCTCATGCACGACACGTTCGGCAATCTCACGGGTGTAGGCATACTCGAGCAGTCTACCATCGGGTGACCGCTTCCCGGCGGTGTTACTCCCATGGCCATTATCAATTAATATTTTCATAATACATTTTTATTTATTACTTTTGCGGCATCATAATATTAGATAGGTACTAAATGAGAGTTTAGTACAGGTTGGAGCTCTCCGTGAGGCGGGCTCCTTCATTTTTTCTCTTCCTGTGACGTGACTTCCTCGATAATCTCTCCGGCAGCGTTGTATTTTTTCTTGATGTAGCCAACAAGTAACCTCTTAATCGACACTTTATTCTTAATGCCGTGAATGTTACATACATGATCCATAATGCTGTCGAATTCAAAAACGATAGCCAGCCCAAGGCCACACATGGCAGAGATGGTATAGGAGCAGATTCCGACAGGTTGAAGTATGGCCAGACCCAGCATGAAGCCAAGTACCAGGTATGAATTGTACTCAATGAACTTGCACATCGTCCTTCGCCCGGCCCTTGAGAACCTGAAATCCTCCCCACGCTTGACCACGCTGTCGATGATGCCGAGAACGAAGTCTGCGATGATCATCACGACGATGAACATCAACATCCAGCGCAATTCAAAGACGACCTCCCTTATTTCTCCAATGAAGGAGTAAGCCCCGGCAACGGCCAGTTGCGGGGCTATGGTGTTCAGCAGCTTCTCCATTACTCTGATTTTGTCTTAGATCCGAACAGTTTGGCCAACCATTCCGAAGTGACTACCGACACAATTCCGGTCGATGCCAAAGCGACGAATAATGCATCAATCACGACTACCCATACGCTGGCATCAGCAGGGGGGAAGCCCAAGTCCATCCACCAGCTGAATAAGGTTGCAGCTACGCCGACAACCGCCGTCACCCACATCGTCACCCACTTGTTCATAGGATTCTGGAGCTTACTGGCGATAAATCCAACTACCGCAGGTACCACCACGGTCGAGATACCGACAAAGCTCTTGAATCCGTCCAGGATGTCGGGAAGCGCAGTGTCAGAACCATCTGCAGCAAACACACTCACTACGCACATCGTCAGTGAGAAAAACATAAAAAACAATCTCTTCATAACACAAAAAATTAATGGTTAAACATGTGTTACAAAGATAGCTGGATTAAGCAGGTAGATAAAAGGACACACCGGCATTCCACTGACATCGCTTGTCAGTGGGTAGATTGTGGGTATATTCTTATAGGATATACCAAGAATGTACCGATTTTTGGGGTAGAAATGAAAATTATCTACATTCGCTTGCGTTTGCGGATGCTCTTCAGGTCGCGGACGATGGTGTCGGATAGCACCTCCGAATATATCTGCGTAGTCTTGACCGACGTGTGCCCCAGCACCTTCTGCACCGTCGTGATGGCGACTCCCTGATGCACCAGGAGGGTCGCACAGGTGTGCCGGGCCGTGTGATACGTGAAGTGCTTCTTCACTCCGGCCAACTTCCCGACCTCGGCCAGCAGTTTGTTTGTCTCGCAATTCGACGGGATGGCGGCCAATTCCTCGACGGATGGATAGCGGTCGATGACCTCGAGGGCCTTGCCATCGAAGAGCAGGGCCAGCGGGAGCTTGATTTCGATGTTGGTTTTCTGCATCTTCAGGCACAGCCACCTTGTGCGGTTAATCGGTACCACATTGACGGTCGATAGCGCACAGAAATCAGAATACCTCAATCCCGTGTAACAGCAGAACAAGAAGGCATCGAGCACATGACGGTGGCGCTGATCAGCGAGCTGCACCGCCTCCAGCCGGCGCAGTTCGTCGGGGGTGAGAAACTCGTGCTTCCCTTTCTCCTGCCGGATTTTGAACTTGCGAAACGGATAAGCATCGGCCGACATGTAGCCGTCGTTGATGGCCTCGTTGATAAGGGTGCGCAGCTGGCGCAGGTGCTTGGCCACGGTATTCACACCTTTGCCCTGCTCCCGTAGCCAAGCCTCGAAGTCCTTCAGCATGGTGTAGGTCAGGTCGGCGAAGTCCAGACCTGGCCGGAACTGCTCGAGCTGGCCGACGGTGGAGAGCAGGTTTTCTTTCGTGTTGGGCCGCTTGTCGGAGGTCTCGATGGCCGACCGGGCGAATGCCAGGAAGGTGATGGTGGCAGGTGTCTTCTTCTTAACGGAGTCACGAAGCAGGGCCAGAGTCGGCTGGATGCCGCGCTTCCAAAAGCCCAACTCTATCGCCTGCAGGTGGATGATGAACTCAAAGAGCAGCGCATTAAGCTCGATGGCCTGCGGGTGGTTGATGACTTGGGATGTGGATCGGTCCCAGTGCTCCGGCTGGAGGTAGATGTTGGTGGTTAGGTAGATGTTTCGCTGATTTAGCTTTGCCTCCACCTGCACAAGGGCGGTGCCCTGGTTGTTGAGCTGGTTCTTGCGGTTGTAGACCAGCCGATATCGTATTTTCTGCAT